CTTTTTCTCTCTTCTATAATTTCTTTTTGTTTTTCAAAGTTCTGGACAACTTCGCGTCTCTTTTCTTCTGTGTAATCCATCACAAATATATAGACATGATAAACACAAGTCACATCAAGTCCCTCCTTGCGATCTCTCTCTAATTCTTCTGGTGATCTCTTTTTGGTAACAAAATTGAAATATTTATAAACATCTTCTTTTATGTAAAATGTGCCTCTGGTTTCCTCCTCGAGTTCTCTCATTGCACACTTGATGGGATCTGAAATCTCCCTCTTCCGACATCCTCCTGTGATAAACGTCCATTCCTTGAAACGTTTATCACGGACGGTCAAAAATTTTGTAGAATTTTCAGTCCGTGTAATTGGTATTACTACACATTTGTGTCGCTCTTCGCTTTTCATCCTACAATTCTTAAACAGTTTATTATTCTTCGTTTTCCTCAGCCTCTGGAATTGTCTCCGGAACATTCTGCTCCTGAACCACGGCCTTTGGCTGGGGCCGGGCACAAGCCTGGACCGAGGGTTGCTGGCTTGACTCAATGTATGAGGCAACCTTGTTTGAAAATGTCTTGAGGCTGCTAACCTCACCCTGGGTCTTCTTGACCTCTCTCCAAATAAAATAACACACGAGAAGACCAATGACGATGGCGCCGATGAACATCATGTTAGAATTCATTTCTATCATTTATATCTACTTATAAAACATTAGCGCCCAATTATCGCACCATCACGCACCTTAGGGTGACGCTCCGGGCACCCGTAGTCTGGGTTTGCAAACTGCACCCCCTGGTAGTGCGGTGCCTGACACTGTACCCGGTGGGTCGCCATATAATCAGTATTATTGCAGCAGGGTTCGCCCTTCTGGGGGGTTACGCCAGTCATAAACTGCTCCAGGCGCTTCGAGTTGGGGTCATACATCATAACAAACACAATAGCAACGATAGCCAAAATGTAAATTAACTGCATTTTATTATTACCTATTATTTTAAACTGCGTATACCAGACCACCCATACCGTCCTCTATTCTGAGAATATTGAAATTTCTGGCGTATATTGGCTTTGTGATGGTACTAGAAGTAACAAATTTAGCAGAATCTATGCGACTAAAGTTGCAAGAACCATTGGGCTGAAGTTTTGAGCAATCCAGACAAAATGGATACACAAAATTTGAATTTGTAGCCAACTCTGTAGTGACCTGAACATCATCGACCGTAGTTCCCCCTCCATTAAATGTTACAGCGATATTGGAAATTGGGGCATCCTGGGACCATCGACCAAATGAAGTGTGATACATTGTGGGAATAACGTTATAATGTGGGGTCACCTCCTTCTGAGCAACCACGTCTGTGCCGTTTATCTGAAGTTTTAGAGTGTCGGTCACATTTGGCTGTGATTTTCCAAAAATATCAGTGGTACCGGATTTCGAAAAGATAAATGATACCGGATTACTGAAATTCAGATCAGTTGGGGACTTGGACTCCTGATGCTGATAAATAAGCATGTCCCTTTTCTTTCTAGAAGAAACGAAAGTTCTCTCGTCATTATCCAGATAAATGTAATTTGCCCAGAGTTCGTAAACTGAATTCGTGGTTGCACCTGGGCCCCAAGTTATTCTGAGTTCCACATTGTGATACTGAAGGGCCACTAGGGGTATGGAACACTGGGTATGATCACAGAAAAAGAAATTTAGAGGGAAATTATACATTCCATAGAATCCTAAATTTCCATTCTCTTCGGTACCCCTGAAAGTGTGGGGGTACCGTGCAGAAAAGTTTCTCAGAGATACCATTTGATCAGTGGTAAGTTTATCTATGACCTGGCCACCAATCATAAATTCCACCTTTTCTATATCTTGGGCAGTTATGTCTGCCTGTAAAACACCATTTACCTTCTTAGTTAGGTACATGTAGTTAAGAAGGTCACCTTTTTTGGTAAATGTTACCGTGGAAACGGAACCGGCTTGCGGATTACCAGTCACCACCTGTGATAGCGTCGCTTGTGAAAAGTTTACATGTCTCTTGAAATTTGTACGAAAGAACGAAATTTCAGGATTAGAGGTCAGATGGACGTCCTCCTGACCCTGAGCAACCAGAATGGGTAATGCCCCAGACATTCTTATTTTAACACAAGTTTTTTCTATTACAAATAAACCGAAAGGTGAAATAGTTTTCGCCCTCGTCCTGTAGAAGAAGGCCGTTATTATTATAAAGTTTGATGTCCAGTTTCTCAAGTCTCTGTATCGGATAAGGAAACTCTGCAATAATTGGGTATCTGTTATAATAAGTAATACGATCTTTGCTACCAGTATCGTCGTTATATACAGTACCAAATACATTTCTGAGTGGCGAAGATACTGCATTGCCCAGGGTACCCGCCGCTGCATTCGAAAAATCATTGAATTTAGAACGAAGTTGATCAACCGTTATATACACTACATTACTTGTACTACACGGGATACTCGCCGTTACTAATTCAGCACGAACAATATCTTTCAGGGACGTATTAAAATTTATAACATAATTATTGTTCGCCGCAGAACCAGACGAAGAGGTCTGTATGTTATATATTTCTTGCTGACAGTTTGGAATAGCCATTTACAATTATATTAGATTTATTTACTTATCAAGAAGCGAGCCACCGATGCCGTCCTCAATGGTGTATCTGTGCATAACATCATTCACAAACTTCTGGGCGCCACACACACCACCTGGGGTCAGATCCTTGCTGTAATACGAACCACCGGGCAGGCCTGGGGTACACTCGGCCTTGTAGGGCAGGTCAAAAATAGACTTTACACCCGCGGCACCGTCCTTAGTGGAAAGGGCAGTGGGCATCAGCACGTAACGCTCACGGCTGGGCTGGGCTGGACCACGGCCCATGACCAGATACACAGCCACGGCAACTACCACGGCAATGAGAATACTACGCTGGGTACAGTTAAGGTTGTTCATCATTTATAGTAATGTTATAAAATTTTTGCGTTAAAGATTAGATAAATCTTTCTAGTAGGAAATAAAGAGACAGATGTCTGAAATAGTGATTGACCGAGATGACCCTGAAATGGATCTCGATGCTGATGAGATGGCTTTGCTGGAAGAAATTGAAATTGATCCCACACCCGCCAAAAGTACCAGAGGGCCAGCAGCCCGGGCGCGTCCTGGGGGTGGCGTGGAACAGGTCGATACTATGGGTGCATTTATGAATCCAGACAAGATAGCTGGACCCCGGCCACCGCCTGCTGATGATGGAGTTATTGATCACGGTGAAGTAGATGATATGGACGATGCAGATGTATTTGTGAGAGGGGGGCCCGAGTTGGGGCCTGGACCACAAAGTTCTGAACCAACCGAGGGGTTTGCTTCCCTGGATGATGAAAAGGCGGATATTCTTAATAAGCTCACCAGACTGAGTCAGAAGAAGGGTATTCACGTGAACAAGCGCCTGAATATGTACTCCGACATTGATGAACTTCGTTCTGAGTTAAAGCGTGTTCGATACAGTATTGATGTTGAGCAGTCGGTAAAATTCTCCAGGAGAATGCTTATTGCATGTATTACCGGTCTGGAGTTTATGAATAAGCGTTATGATCCATTTGATCTGAAACTTGAGGGCTGGTCTGAGTCGGTTATGGAAAATGTTGAGGACTACGATGAAACGTTTGAGGAACTGTATGTAAAGTACAAGTCATCGGTAAAGGTTCCACCAGAGGTAAAGCTTATTATGATGGTTGGTGGTTCCGGTATGATGTTCCATCTTACCAACAGTATGTTCAAATCGGTTATGCCCAATGTAAACGACGTAATGAGGCAAAATCCAGACCTAATGCAGAGTATGATGGGCGCGGTCCAGAACACGATGCAGGCCAGAGCACAGGGTACCGCGACTCCGCCCAGAGACCCTGGTTCGGGAAGACGGGAGATGCGCGGTCCTGGATTTGATCTGAGTTCCCTGATGGGCAATCTTTCTATGCCTATGCCTCCTCAGCCCGTAAATACATTCACTGGTGATGCCGAGGCAAACGAGGTTGGCCCAGTACCAGATGACGACCTCTCTGATATTGTGTCGGTGACGGGTTCGGAGGATGTTCGGGATATTAATGTGAGCGCCCCCAAGAAACGCCGGGGTCGCAAGAAGAAGACCGAGGTCTCTATCTAAAAAAATTGTTAATAGATTATAATGATATCATATGCACCGTTTGAGGCAGAAATGCCGGTCGTGGTCCGTGAAGCCAGACCGGTGCAGCAGCCGGCAAAACCACCGAAGAAGAAGTCAAAAATACCAGCCATGGAGGGCACCGAGTGCAATTACGTTGTACTGGTATTTTTGATTGGAATTATGTA